CACCTTGGGTGCCAGTTCCAGAAGCAAGCGTAGGCGTGTTTGTAGCGGCATCCCAAGTGCCTTTATACGTTACGGCACCTACACCACCGCCGCCTGTTGATGCAAACCCACCTAACGCCTTGAGCATGGTTCACTCCTATAAGCCGTCACCCGGCGTAATGTACAAGTCGGCAGTGCCAGAACTCGTAATCGCCGTGAAGTAGGCATTGGGGACAAAAGACAGAATCTCATCAGTCTGTGGCAACAACGTCAGCACCGCTGTACTGTTAGCACCTTCTCCCGTAGGAATGACACAGTTTGTCGCGGCAGAAGCACTTGTCTGAGCATAGGCTAGAAAGCAGGCCGTATTGCTCGACAGGTTGATGACGCGGTACTGATTGCCACCAAGGGTTGTAGAAGGCACCTGTACGGGCGTCGGAGCAGTAGAAGCCGCTACCAGCTTAACGGTCTTACCTAGTGCCGTAAATGCGTTTATACCCATTACACACCCCCTTCCGGCTCTACCCAGTTAGGATCATGGGGCCACTCTACCGCAGTAGGAAACCCTGCTTGGCTAGTGATGTCCCGCAGTGCCTGACGATAGGTTGCCCATGCCGCCTTGTCTACAGGAGAGTCATCTACCTGCGTCCAGTCTGTAGAGGCTAGGAGGGCGTTCCTCTGGCTACGCACCTGGGCGGCTAGTGAGTCTGTCTTAGCCTGTATCTCAGCCTGTGTAAGAGGCTCTATACGCACCGTATACGCCCATCCGTCTTCGATGTAGGGATCGGAGGCTACTAGTTTCTCAGTGTCCCGATCATGCGGCTTGAAGACGTTTACCTTATAGGCGTTCTGCTCTGCGAGGTATTCGTCAGAGGGGCCGGTAGAAGGAAAGGAGACGTTGGGAAACATCTCTTTGTAGTGGGCTATACGCCCGTCTTTGTAGACTTGCATGGTCTATTCCTTATTCATTCGGGAAAGCTGCTGCTGGTGGCGTAAAGTTAGCGGTATACCTAGCCACACCTTTGGTAATGCGAAGATCGTCTATGAAGCCGTTTAATGGTATGGTTCCGTCATAATATGAACCAACTCGCAACCTTCCAGTTGCCGTAACATTATTTGTAAATGTTTTGCCGCCCTGAGAAACTCCATTTAGATACCAAGTTAATGTAGATCCAGACCTGACAAAAGCATAATGCTGCCACGTTCCAGTTGACAAAGTAACATTCAACCAACTAACAGAAGACCCGCCAACGGTATAAGCAAAAACATCACTATCATTGTTTATAGAAGATACGCCGAACGTACCAGCCGTATCTGTAGTTGCGTGTAAAAAAGTGCCTGTTGCGCTATTTAGATACGCCCAAAATTCAACTGTAAAATCTCCAGTACCGAACGCAAAGTCTACTGTTTGAGGAAAGTCCAAATAATCCCCAGTACCATCAAACTCCATAGACCCTGTACCATACTTCTTAGTGGTGGTGTCTATCTGTGCGTTGCCGACTGTTTCTAGGTTGTTCTTGCCTGTGTTGTCGAATATGCCAGCGTTGGTGAAGTTGTTAAGTAACTTGGTATTAGCGTCTGATGTGTATGGCGCACTCGGTAAGCTAGTGAGTCCTGTGCGAACATTGGTAGAAATCCGCAATGAAGATATGTACCCTGTATATTCTGCGCCAGGTGGGTTTGCGCCTCCCGCACCTTGCGCTCTTGCAATCGCCAACGTATTTGTAGGACTAGAAGCGGAATAAGAAAATCCTGTATTAGAACTAGAACCAGCCGCAACTCCGTTTATGTAAAACGAACAAGTCTTTCCAGAGTTTTGGAAGGTAATTGCAACATGGTTCCATTGAAACAACTTCAAATCAGCATTTGAAGTAAAAGTTGCAAATGAAGCTGTTACACCTCTGTAAAACTCGACCGCTATAACATTTGCTGTTGTAAGGTTTGCAAAAACAGACATTCCTGTTTCGCCTGACCACCATGTCGTGCTAATAATTCCGTCTAGCGCAGTTGTAGAGTGGTACATCCAAAACTCTACCGTCCAGTCAGAACCGTTGTGCAAGAACGTCCAATCTGATGCAGTACCTACTGTCAGATAATCCCCCGTCCCATCGAAATACCCACTCCCGCCATTAGTGCTTGCAGAGTAAGCAGCAGAGGGTGCGAAAGGACTGAAGGGCGTAACCTTTACATCACCGTTGCGAGTGATAGCAAATGCGTTTGTGCTGTTGTCTACAAAGCGATTGGATTGGCAAGTAAGTAGGGAAGTACCAGATACCGCTGTTAGCGGAGCAGTAGGAGGTGTAAATGCCGCTGTATAAACCGCAGTAGTTGTAATTCTAAAGTTTGATAGATAACCTGTGGCTAAGTTTGTGTTGTCATACTGAGCAAAAATCTTCCAAGAGGTTAGCGACATAGTTGCGCTGTTTGCTCTTGTAAACTGCTGCACTCCGTTCATGTAACCGTAAAATGTCCCAGAGTTGCGAACAAGTGCCAAATGAACCCATTGGTTCGTAGGTATTACTGTTGTTCCAGCGGTTCCAGTTCCATCAGTAAACATTGCCAAATAATTACTTGAGTTTCTATAGAACGCAAAACCTGTACTAGAAACGTCACTTGTTCGGGAATCAAAAAACAGTCCAATGCCAGATGTAGGCAGGTAGACCCAAAATTCTAAGGTAATATTCCCAGAACCAAGGCTTGAACCCGTAAGGCTTAGATAATCACCACTTCCATCAAAATAGTTCGACCACTCCCCCTCTGCTACAGAGAACGGGCTAAACGTGCCTTGGGTGGTGTTGCCATTGCGGGTAATGGTGAAGTTGTTGGTAGAGGAGTCCAAGAACGTATTGTTCTGCGCTCCGTTCGTGCCATCGCCGTGAAGGAGTAGAGTCGTTTGATTGAAATATGGGTCAGTCGGCCCACCACCACCAGCAGCCGCCGCCAACATGGATATGAGATCAGCCATTATTTGTAGCTATTCAAAGAAGCAACCATGCCATGAACAGTAGTGCCTGCGTCATACGTCACAAACACTAGGATGTCCAACCCATTAGAAGTAAGCGATGGAGCCGTATTCCCACTCCAAGCCACATTACTCCATGTCAAAGTCTGAGAGCCTCCATTGGTTAGTGCCAGCACACAACCACTCATCGTATTTGCTGCACTTGCGTTTGCAAAACTAATCGTCACATTGGCATTTGCCGTAGCACTAAAGAAGTTGGCATTGGCAAAATCAAGGCTGGTGTTGGCGTTTAATAGGCCAAGAACCTCACCATTGATTGAATAGTCCTTGAGCGTTGGCCTGGTAGCTAACTGGTCTTGGAAGTCTATGGGCGTGTTGCTGACGGTTCCTCCAGTGATTACAACATTGCTAGAGGTCATGTTCGTAATCGTGCTGCTTGTGGCATTGGCTACGGTAAAGACCGCATTTCCACCCGTAATGTTGACCGATGCAAGCGCCTCTGAGCCGTTCCCAATACCGTTGATGGCATTTGTTACCGTAGTAAAGTTTGCATCTAGGTTTGCCAGCGGTATCGACGTAGTAGCCGCTGCAAACGTATTGGGGATAGTGATAGGAAGTGCCATCTTAGAACCTCGCTCTTAGTTCATGTTCGTATTGGAACCCATTAATTGTAAATGGGGTAGCAGTCGCTTGGATAGTCATTCCTAGGTACTTTCCGTACATCTTGGCATCTGACTTGTACAAGAAGTATCCGGCACCAGATGAAACTGTTCCTAGCCAGGAAATAATTGTGCCAAAACTGTTAGTCCAGTTCACCGTATCACCTACATTGTTTACCCACAATACAGCGTTTAAGAAGGTAATTGGTGGAGACTGGTCTGACTCTGAGTCTACATATGCCTCAATGGTAACTGGTAAGTCACCCAAAGTAGCCTCAATTCCGATCTTTAGCGCCTGCTTGTCTCGGATAGGATCACCCATAGGCAGAAGGGCAGTCTGTATCTCTACCCCCACCCCAACCGTCTCATCCTCATAAAACTGGTACAGATCAGTGCCAGTAGAACCGTAGAGGTTTAAGAATCCATCACTTACTGAGGGTACGACAAAGTAGCAGTCGGTAAGCTGATTGGTGAAGAACCACTTACGCTCAAAGAACGCCGCTTGTATCCAGCGAAACGTTCCCTCATCGTTGTAGCGGAAGTTGTAGACCGCGCACAGGATGTTATTGATAAGGCACTGACCACCGCTAATTTGGCTATTAAAGTCTATAAGCGGGAATACGCCATCTAGCGGGTCACTAATCTTGGTTGTTGTAGCGCCTACTAAGGCGTACACGCCATACTCGTTCATAAAGAGGACTGAACGAAAGTACGGGAAGATAGCTTGTTTTAGATTAGAGCCAACAGAGGCAGAGACGTTGGTATTGGTAAATAGCGTCTCTCCAGTGTTGGAATCCACCCGCACATCTGAAAAGACGTTGATGGAATCCTCACCAAAGACATAGAGGAAGTTGTTAGCCGCCAAAATGCGAAAAATGTTCGTCCTCAGAGTAGCGTCTGAAATGGTTAGGAAGCCAGAAGAGATGCTATAGAAGTCGTTGTAGGTGTCTGCGGCGGTGTAAAACACCGTTCGATCACTAGCAATCCAGGCTCTGCCTGAGAACGTGGCTATGTCAATGCCATTCTGGTCTAGGATCGTGCAAGTTGCGTTGGCATTGGAGCCAGCACCAGAGATTGTGATGCTAGGAGCCGAGGTATAGCCTATTCCAGCCTCGGTAAGAATGATTTCTGAGACTACGTTGCCAATTAGCACTACCTCGCCGGTAGCCGTAACGCCGTTTGCTTGGCTTGGGGCGCTAAAAGTGACGGTAGTGTTGGATGCTAGGTAGCCAGAGCCGCCATCATTGACCGTAATGCTGTTGACTGCCCCTATGTCGTGGAGATCTACGCCATCCCATGTCTTGTATCCGTTGTTTGGGTCAATAATCAGCGCACGTTCATTCTTCCACTGCGTAATTGCTACGCCTGAGTTGGAAAACGTGCCTGCATTAGCTATGTTTCCCGTGGAACCAGTCGTAATGTTGACGTAGTTAGCACTGCCATTGTCGTTGAACGACAGGATGTACTCATTATTGTTGATGTTTACTGAGCCTAGAAAGGCTGTATTTGCCGTCCAAGTGACGTTTGCAAGCTGTTCGTTGGCTGGAACGGTCTTAAGGTTGCCAAAACCGATAGGCATGGCGTTCTCTAGCCAGCCAAACTCCCCGTCTCCGATCACGGTACGGGAGTTCTTGGTGTTTACACCCTTGAAGTCTTTGACTACGGCATAACTTTTTTTCTGCTCTACCGCAGCCATGTCAGTACCCCGCTATGTAAGGTGTCGGTAGTCTGCGCGTGAATGAAGTATTTAGTGCCTGGAGAACGTGTTTCTTGTACTCCTGATTGAATATCTCTGCCTCCCCGTAAGACTGCTCTTGATATTTGGCTAGGTAAGCCGCATAGAACGGCACTGCCTCGGTAAAAGGAGAGGGAAGCGTCTCTACAGGACTGGAATCAGTCAGATCTTCAGCCTCAACAACCGTATCAATCTCGCAGGCATAGTCCTGATCTGCCGTGGGAGAGATGTAGATCTTCTTTGGCCCGTACATAGAAAAGCCAATGGGCCTGCCGGTATAGGTCTGCCAGTAGCGCAACTGAGCATTAAAGTCAGTCCAAGGCAGGTAGTACAGCGGTATACGGGTATTCCCCCAGTAGAGGATTACGTTTAGTACATCTAGGGTTCTTACGCCTTCTGGCAGGGCAGAAAAGTCTATGACTTCAGTGCCAGTGGTAATCGTGTGGTTCTGGAGAACGCGATTACACCCCGTGTCTTGCACTAGGTGTCCACGACCATCGTTGATGTAGTCAGTTAGTTCGGCATTTGTCCAGAAGTTTGCATTAACATCATGCAACAATCGCCGGGTTTCTGTGATGTAGCCCGATAGAGTGGTTGCCATATCTACTCATTGCTTGTTGATGCTGCAACTTTCGCCGCAACCCGTGCTTTAGGCATGGGCGCGGCTACTCGTTCCACCACCGGGGCTGACAAGTGGACGGTTTTGGTCGAGGTGGATGAAAACGAAAACTGAGCCATCCTGTCTTTTGCGGCAGGCAGATCAGTAGACATCTTCATCCATCCTAGTCTTACAAAATACGGCTCTTTATTGTCATCGCCATAGCCAAATATATGCTTTGCAACAATCTCGGGTATCTGCACCTCCTTACCGGGCAGAAACTCATAAGAAGTCCCATCGTAGGAGTCTACGAGGGGTTCTACGCCATTGTTGGTCACATATAAGTCGCTCATAGCGTGACAATATCTCCATAAACGTAAATATCAGCAGTAGCCGCAGCACCTTGAGGCGTAGTCAACGACAGATAGATGCTCTTAACCGTCAGAACATCACCGCCAGAGGTATAGCCAGAAGCCACGGTAAGGTCAACAAACTTACCAGAAGCCGTGAGGCCGCTATAGACCTGGGAGTTGGCTACGATTGCCGTTCCACCTTTGCTCACTGCGGGGTAAATGCCTCCAACAGCCGTGGTTAGGCTGATGGAAGCATTGGTAGCCACAATGCGACGAATGATGTACTTGGCAGGCGCGGAAAAGATAACGATCTGCTGATCGCTAGTGGAGTTCATGTTTGCGCTAATCAACTGCCCCAACAGAATCTGACCGAATCTGTTAGGTAGCTGAGTGCCTACCTTGTTAGCGTCCATGATGCCTCCTTAAGCGTAGGTTGAGCCAGCAGGTTCGCCACCGTTAATCGTTACCACGTTGACAGTAGCGTTGCCGCTGCCTGCATACTCGGTAAGACGCACGTTTACGCCATCGGAAATGACCAATCCACCAGTGCCACCGGCATACACGTTCGCAAAGGCATTGCCGTTGGAGTTGTTGTTTACCTGAATTGCTACGTTAGCAGTCGGGTAAACATAGTACGTTCCAGCAGCAACAACAGTTGACGAGGAGTTTGCTACAGCAATGGTGCTTGCCTGGAAGTAAGCACCGTCACTGTTTGCATTGGCACCAGCAAGAAGGATTTTATTAATCGCTAAAGACATGATTTTCCTCCTTACAGGCTAAGTGAGTTGTAGCCCGTGATCTTCGTCATGGCTTTAGGCTTAGTATTGACGAGTTCAGCAATCATCAACACAGCGCCGACATAGCCAACTTGGAAGTTGGGCAGGGTGGACTCAAAGCCAGTAAACGCAAACGAAGCCTGCTCATGGATGTACATGGACAGATAGTTCGTGTTCAACAGGTAGAGAGTACCTTCTGGGCAGTACGGATCAGGATAGATCGGCACACCAGCAACCATCAGGGCGCGGAACGCAGCCTGGGGGCCATTGGCATCACCATCAAATCCAGAACCCGGAGTAATCATGTAGTTCTCTTGGCCTACATAGTCTTGAGCCAGGAGAGTCCATGTACCGAAGCCGCAAACACCAAAGGTCGGAACCTCTGCGCCGTTCTTCACAGTACCCGAAATGTACTGGAGGACGTTCTGGCGAGTGGGGTTCACAGAGCCAGCAGCGTACTGCTTACTCTTCCACCAAGTGTTCGTGCTACGGTTGATGTTTCCGTAGGTCGCAGTACCTGTACCATCATCCACGGCAGCAGGCAGTCCAATGAACTGTTGCTGGTTGGAGGTGTTGGTATACAGGGCAGTAGCCATCGAATCCATCATCACGTTGGTCGCATCGTTCATACGAGCCTCAATGAGAGGGATAATGGCGTAGTCTTGCTGCACCGCACCTTCCATACCGAGGAACGGTACGGGGGAGATGAGCAGCTTCAGGTTGAACTCTGCCTGATAAGCACCCTGTTGGACGCTAGGCTGGGCAAAGGAGCCTGAGTAGTCAGACCACTGCGCGTTGACAAACTGGGAACCCTGGACAGGCACCGTCACCGAAGACACACCGCCGGAAGCGGTTTGGCTGTTGGCAATAAGCGCCGCCATCAAGGGCGTCGAGTTGTAGATTTGTACGACCAACTTCGGGATAAATGCCCGACGAGTTACATACGTCAACTCGTTGTACTGATTAGTACCCGAAGCCGGAAGGATGCCGCCACCTATAGGCATAATTTACCTCCGAAGTTTTCAATAAGCCCCATATTCACTACAGTCCAATCGGCCTTGGATTCTTGCGAAGTTCAGCCAAAGCCGCCG